ACCAATATCGTTTCACGATTTGGTTTTGAAGATTCTCTAAAACAAAATTCAGCTGCATTTTACAGGTATGATATCCAAGAGGGGGACACACCTGAAATTATTGCAACAAAGTATTATGAGAATCCAGAGAGACATTGGATTGTTTTGTTATTCAATGACATTTACGACCCACAATTCGATTGGCCATTACAATACAAACCTTTTGTAGATTTTGTTGATAAGAAATATTCTGCACCAGAGTATGCAGATACCGCAAATACAAGTGTCTCTGGTTTGTCTTGGTCAATGAACACATCAAATGTTCAGGCATATTTTAAAGTTGTAACAAGAACCAATAGAGACAATATTTCAATTGTAGAGAAATTAGAAGTTGATGCAAACACTTATGCATCAATTGGTGCAACAACACAAAACTTTACTTTACAAGATGGTTCAACAATTAGACAAACCATAAGTAAAGAAACAAGAACATACTATGATTATGAACAAGAATTGAACGAGAGTAAAAGAAACATTAAACTTTTGAAACCTGAATTTGTTCAAGATGTAGAAAAAGAATTCAAAAAGGTAATTAGAGGATGAGTTTTTCTGTTAAAAAGTCCACACAGTTTAAGATACGAGAACTGGTGGTGGTGACAAAGGCCGGTTCTATCGATGTTTCTGGCATCTATGAAGAATTGAATTTGTATGATTCGATTCTAATGCCTGTAATGAGTGGAACAATCCTAATTCGTGATTCTGTTGGACTTTCTGGCAAATTATTATTTGATGGTTCTGAATCTATTTTAATTGATATCGCAAAAGATGATAGGTCTGAAATTGCATCTTTTCGTAAGGCATTTAGAATCTACAAACAATCTGACCGAAAAGCAGAAGGTTTGAATAGTGAACTGTTTGTCCTGAACTTTGTTTCTGATGAACTGATATTCTCTGACCAACAAAAAATCAATCAGTCATTTGAAGGTACCTACTCCAAAGTTGTTGAAAAAATTCTTGTTGATTATTTAAAAGTACCTGACAATCAAATTGGTGGTATTTTCGAACCAACCACAGGTGTTCGTAGTTTAGTTATTCCAAATTTAAAACCATTTGATGCAATCGAATGGTGTGCCAAAAGGTCAGTTGACCCACAACAGGCACCAAATTACATGTTTTTTCAGAATCTAGTAGGTTATAACTTTGTTTCTTTATCAAAGTTACTAACACAATCTGAAATTTTGGATGTTAAGTTTGAACCAAAGAATCAAACAAAAACAAGTAGTTTGTCTGAAATCAGTATGGCAAGAGCATTAGAAGTTGTTGCACAAACTGATATGATTGAAAAAACAAGGTCTGGTGTTAATGCAGGTCAGTTTATTGGTTTTGACCCATTGACAAGAACTACTGCAAAGAAACAAATTGGATTTGCCGATGTGTTTAACAGTATGAAACATGCAAACGAAAATCCAAATCAATCTGTGATTACTAACCGTGCAGGTGTGTCTGCAACAGAGGCATACGATTCGAAGAAATCTATGGCCTTTTTTGATGCAGCAAAACAATTAAGTAATTACATTAAGAAAGCAGACCCAACATCTATTTCAAAAATAGACAACATTGAGAACTGGTTGTTTCAAAGAAAAGCAATCATTAACAATCTAATGAGTAAGAGAGTTAAAGTGGCAATGCCAGGTAACTTTCAATTGACTTCTGGTTTCAATGTGAATTTGCAAGCGCCTAATTTTGGTAAGAAAGAAAAGGGTTCTGATAATGATGACCCAAGTTTAAGTGGCAAATATATTATCATTGCAACTAGACACATCATTGGATACGATAAACACGAAACTGTTTTTGAATGTGCTACAACATCTACAAACAATGAGTTTGTACCAGTAAGCAATCCACAACAAACACAACAACTATTGAACTATTGATATGACTGATAAAGATTTTGCAGGTAAAGATGGGTTTATATGGTGGATTGGCTTTGTAGAAAGTCGCCAAGACCCACTTAAACTAGGAAGATTAAAAGTTCGTTGCGTTGGTTGGAATGCTGACAATAAAATGCAATTGCCAACTGATGCATTGCCATGGGCTCAAGTTGCATTTCCTGCAAACAACACCAACACATACGCACCAAAAGAAGGTGATATGTGTATTGGTTTCTTTATGGATGGAGAGAATACTCAACAACCAGTTGTTCTTGGTGTATTTTCAAGTATCCCATTAAAGTCTGCAAACATTCAAGAAGCGTTTAGTGACCCTAGAAGTGCATCGGAGTTAGCCAATGCTCCTCGAACACCTCAGTCTAAAACATATAAAACTGATGGAACAGGTATTGAAATTACCGAATCGAGTCGAGCTCAAAACTATCCACTAAACTTAGATGAACCAACAACTTCTCGTATTGCAAGAAATGATTCTGACACAATTACAAAGACATATATCCAAGAAAGAAAAGATAATGTCGTAACTGGTGTTGAAACTTTCAATTCAACATGGGATGAACCTGAGACAAAATACGATGCCGTTTACCCATACGATAATGTGATGGAAACTGAATCTGGTCATATCGTAGAATATGATGATACGCCAGGTAAAGAACGAATTCATATCGCACATCGGAATGGTAGTTTTACAGAGTGGTATCCTGATGGTGATAGAGTAGAAAAGATTACAAAAGATAATTACTCTATCGTTATGAAAGACGATAATGTTTATATCATGGGTAAGTGTAACATTACTGTTCAAGGTGATGCAGAAATTTATGTCAAAGAAAACGCATGGTTAAAAGTTGATAAAAATATGACCGCACAAGTTGGTCAAAATGCTGATGTGAATGTTGATGGAAATGTCGATGTTACAGTAGGTGGTAATTACAATGAAACTGTTCAGGGAACATATACTGTTCGTTCTGAAGGAAACATGAAATTTGATGCTCCGAACATCAACTTGAATAGTGGTACACAAGGTGCTGCTCGTATTGGTGATACTGCGGATACTGGAGATGCCGGTAACGCTGTTGGAACGAATAAAATCGAAAGCGGTTCTTCAACAGTTATTATCGGTGGTTAAGATAAATAAACAATGGCAACAGTTAATACAAACGACAATTTCACAAGAAACTTTAAAGACCTGGATTTGAGTTTTAATATTCATCCAGTTCGTAAGGATGTCAACACCTATAAAGGTGAGTATGCAGTTATCAATTCAGTCAAAAATCTAGTTTTGACGAATCACTATGAACGACCATTTCAACCAGAACTCGGAAGTAACATTCGCCGACTTTTGTTTGAAAATGTTGATTCGGTAATGGCTGCACAGATTGAACGAGAGATTGAAGAAACAATCAACAACTTTGAGCCTAGAGCCGAAGTTTCAAAAGTTACTGCGATTGCTGCTCCTGATGAAAATAGATATAACATTATCTTAGAATTTTTTATCATCAACAATCCAAACCCAATTACAATTAATTTTTTCCTAGAACGGATTAGATAAACATGGCAGACCGTTTAAGAGTTACCGAACTTGATTTTGATACAATCAAGAACAATTTAAAGAACTTTTTAAATCAACAATCAGAGTTTACAGACTATGACTTTGATGGTTCTGGTTTGTCCGTTCTACTTGACATTCTTGCATATAATACTCACTATAACGCCTACTATTTGAACATGGTGGCGAATGAGTCTTTCCTTGATACCGCATTATTAAGAGATTCAGTAGTATCACATGCCAAAGCATTAGGTTATGTTCCTTATTCACAAAGAGCACCTGTTGCAACAATTAACTTTACTGCACAATCAACAAGCAATGCATCCGGTTCATTGACCATTCCTTCTGGTTTTTCATTCTTGTCAAATCAAATTGACAACACATCATATAACTTTGTTGTGTTGGATGAAGTTGCTATTTCAAAAGCAAACAATCAATACTATTTTGAGAATTTAGAGATTTATGAAGGTCAGTTATTGACTTATGTGTTCAATCACGACCAAGCAACAAATCCAAAACAAATTTTTACTTTACCTGATGCAAACATCGATACAACGACAATTAAAGTAACATCTGTACCGGCAGCAGGCAATACACAAGTAACTGTTTACCAAAAAGTAACCGATATATTGGATGTAGAATCAACATCTGAAGTTTTCTACTTACAAGAAAATAAGAGTGGTAAATTTCAAATTTATTTTGGTAATGACATTGTAGGTAAAAAATTACCTGATGGTGCGGTAGTTTCTGTAACTTATCTTGTTACAAACGGAACTGCATCAAACAAAGCAAACAATTTTATTGCAACTGCAACTTTGGTTGATTCATTGGCAGAAGGCATTAACAATTTTGTGATTACGCCAGTTTCTGCCGCATCAGGTGGTTCACTAAGAGAATCAATTGACGAAATTAAATTTGGTGCACCTGCACAGTTCACAACACAAAACCGTCTTGTGACATTTAAAGATTATGAATCATACATTAAAAAGAATTATCCATCGGTAGATTCTCTATCGGTCTGGGGTGGTGAAGATGAAACTCCTGCCGTTTACGGTAAAGTGTTTGTTTCTTTAAAACCAAAACAGAATTACTATATTTCTGAAACAGAGAAACAAAGAATTATTGATGATATCATTAAACCAAAAGCAATCGTTTCTGTTGGTGCAGAAATTATTGACCCACAATATCTTTATCTTTTGGTTGATAACTATGTT